TAGCTAACGGTACAGGCACGTCGCCATCCTGGTCGGCTACATCTGTTGATACAAAGATTGTAGCGCTTGCGATTCCAGGCGCAACTACCGCGACATCCCCGACGATGCCTGCTCCATGGATTGCGGCTGGAGGCGGCAACAACGCTAACGGCATGAGCAATAACCTGTACTATCAGCAGTTGAATGCCCCAGCTCCATGGGCGGTGACTGGCTGGACGAACGGAAACCATCAGTTCTATGGTTGTGATGTTCTTAATTGCTATTATGGCGTTAATGTTCCGCAGTCTAGCTTCTACTGGAATGGCGGGGTATTTAGCGGTAACTGGCTTGACTGGTGGACATGCTTTACCGGGCCGACAGTTATCCAGGGCATTAAGTCTTCGAATAGTGGCTGGTTCATATCTTGTAACCCGAATGTGATATCAGAGTACACGGTAAGTATCAAGGATGTTGTATTCAATACGCTGTACCCGGCGAATGTTGGAGGCTGGGGTGCTCAGTGGATGGACATTCCCGGCGATGCGGGTCCGCGTAGTTGTGTGTTCGAGAACGTCCGCAATACTTCGGTCGTGGGCAATGCCTGGATTCGACTTAACCAGAATGGTGGTTTGTGGGGTCCGAATTGCTCATTCAAGAACTTTGAACAGCCTCAGTCGATGCTTCCGGTCGGAATATACATCGTACCTGGTTGGTGGTGGCACGGCTTTGAAATCACCGTCGAGAATTATGTCAACAATACCGGCGGTGTAGCAGTAAACCAGATTCCAAGAGCACACTATACAAATGGCAACTGGAGCGGTGTTCTTAATCCGGGGCCTATTGGTGGTGCTCCTGGTACTACTTCGGAACCGAACAATCTACAGCTTTCAACTAATGCCGCCAGGCTTCTATTTGGGGCAAATGCTGACGCGAACTTGTACAGGTCTGGCGTCAACAATCTTGTTACTGATGGCATTCTTCAGGCTTCTGGCGGTCTTATCTCGGGAGGTGCCGTTCAGTCCTATGGACTTAACGGTGCGCAGAATGCGTCGCGGTACGTCGGCGGTACAGCTACGGGTCCGCCTGCTGGCGGTACGTTCCAGGTAGGCGACTTTGTCATTAGCGCGCTCGGCGCGGTATGGGTATGTACGGTCGCAGGGTCTCCTGGTACTTGGGTGAATATTTCGGCAACGAAGACGTACTGGGCCCAGACAGCTAATGCGACTGTTTACCCGTCGAACGGATCTATCTGGCAGGTTCTTAATGGCACGCTGATAAACTTTACGCTAGCTGCTGTTAGTGATGTTGTCGTTACTTGTATTATGGCCGGTATGATTAATGTCGCTAATACCGCTGTTAACGCTCAGTGGCGTCTTGGTATAAATATTGATGGCGCTACCCAGGGCGCGATGAGTTACTTTGTAGGGGCGAACTCTGGCGTGGCTCAGAGCGGATCACTTACCGCGACACAGAAGGTTGCTTCGATGGCGGCTGGTGCGCATACGGCGCAAGCTGTTTGCTGGTGGAATGGGACGGCTAATGGTGCTCAGTACTATATGGGTACGTGCCATGCCGTAGTATCAACTCCGTCGGGTGGATAGTGAGGAGATGAAATGACTGCTGACGCTGGGGATGCCGGAACGGCTCCCACCGACCCCGGAACGGGTGAGGGTGGCGAAGAGGTCATCACGACTGGCGAAGGTGCGCCCGGTGGCGACCAAGGTCAGGGCGAAGGTGAGCCGGATGCTGCTGCGCAACTAGCTCACTGGAAGGAGCAGGCTCGGAAGAACGAGCGCCGCGCCAAGGAAAACGCAGCAGCAGCTGCTAAGCTGAAGCAACTAGAGCAGGCGAACATGTCTGAGGTCGAAAGGGCCCAGGCAGCTCAGCGCGATGCGGAACGCGAACGCGATGAGGCGAAGTCTGTTCATGCGAGGATGATGGCCGCAGCGGCCCACAACCTACCAGTAGAACTCATTGATCTTCTCGGCACCGGAACGGACGACGAGATCAACGAGAGAGCAGAGCTACTCGCGAGCAGCATCGAAGAGACTGCTTCGTATCTAGCGGAAGAACTGCTCAAGGAAAAGATTGCGAGTGGCGAACTTATTGTCGCGAGCAACGGCAACGGCCGGAACGGCCAGCCGCAAGTCGTACCGGGTCGCCCGGTCGAATCCCTGCGGGCAGGGTCTGCCCCGTCCGGCCAACAGCCGGCAACTCAAGAGCAATGGTTCCGCCAGCTACTCCACGGCGGTCAGTAGAAAGGAATAAGCCGTGGCGATCTACAACGAGGGGATTACCCGTACTCAGGGTGCTCCCGACCCTCTTGTGCCGCAGCCTCTGGCAACGGCCATCATCCAGGAGGCGCCCAAGCAGTCGGCCGCGCTCTCGCTGATGAACAAGACAACCCTGTCCGCGAAGACCCAGCGCATGCCAGTGCTCGACGTGCTGCCCATGGCGTACTGGGTCGGTGGCGACACCGGCATGAAGCAGACGACCCAGCAGGCGTGGAAGAACGTCGTCATGGTCGTCGAGGAACTGGCCTGTATCGTGCCTATCCCGATCGCGTATCTGGATGACGCGGACGTGCCGCTCTGGTCGCAGGTTCAGCCGCGGATCACAGAGGCGGTCGGCGCGCTGATCGACTCGGCGGTCCTGTGGGGCATCAACAAGCCGGCCACCTGGGGTGAGTCGGTCTTCGTCGGAGCCACCAAGTCCGGCAACACCGTGATCGAGGGCACCGGCGTCGACCTTGGCCAGGACGTGGCTGCGCTCGGTGAGCACATGGCGCAGACCGGCTACACCCTGTCGGGCTTCGCGGCCATGCCGGGAATGAACTGGAAGCTGGTCGGAATCCGGTCGGCGCAGGGCATTCCGATCTACCAGCCGGACATGACCGGCAAGCCGGGCGGTACCCTGTACGGGTACACGATGTCCGAGGTCAACAACGGCTCCTGGCAGATGCCGACGGCGGGTGCGATCATGCTCGGCGGCGACTTCTCCAAGGCGATCATCGGCATGCGCCAGGACATCTCGTTCAAGATGTTTACCGAGGGCGTCATCTCTGACGACACCGGCAAGGTCATCCTCAACCTCATGCAGCAGGACGCGGTCGCCATGCGAATGGTCATGCGTCTCGCCTACGCGACCGTCAACCCGGTCACGATCATGCAGAAGGGTTCCGCGATCACGGCTCGCTGGCCGTTCGGCGCGGTTCTCGGCACCGGCACTACGCCGCCTGTTACGGGCGCGATCGACGTCAAGACCGGCTACCCGACTTCGGGCGGTCAGCTGGCCGCCGCCGACGTGGGTGGCGACGCTGAAGCGCTCTCGAACTGGGAGCAGGGCGCTCTGGCGGCGAAGGAAGAGGCGCTGGGCGACGACACCCGCGAGGCATACAACCAGAAGCGCGACGAAGCCGTGGAGCGCAGCGTTCCCGGCAACCAGCGCGGCACGCACCGGCGTACTCGTTCGCAGGGGACGGAGGAATAAACCATGACGCAGCTGCCTGGCCTCGTCACGCCGGATGACATCGCGGCGAGGCTAGGCCGCAGCCTGACTCCGATCGAAGCGGGCCGAGTCGACGGCATGATTGCCGATGCGTCCGCTATCGTCCGGAGATACTGCAGGCGCACGTTCGTGTTCCAGAAAGCGGACACTATCAGGACGGTAGCCGACGGCGGCATCATCAAGCTGACGTCCTGGAAGCCGATCAGCCAGATCACCTCGATCCTTGCGCTCTCGGGTACTCCGGGGATCCAGGACATCCCGGTGACCTGGTACCACTTCGACGGCGTAGACAAGATCACTGTGTTCAACCCGGCGATGTCGGGAATCATCAACCTGCCAGAGATCTGGTATGAGGAGACCTTCTGGTGGGGCGGTTCCTTCGACATCACCGGGGATCACGGGTTCGTCGACACGCCGGATGATGTCAAGGCTATCATCTGCACGGCGATCACGTCCGAGCTAGCCACGCCTACGCAGTCCGCAACGCTAATGAGTGAATCTGTGGGGGCTTACTCATTCTCGATGCGACGTACTTCTGGCGCTGGTCTTAACGCGGCGCTGATCGACGCCGGTATGAAGACTGCGCTCTCGGATTACCGCCAGAGCATGGCCACTCTGAAGGTGAGGTTGTTATGCCTCCCGCTGCTCCGCTTCCGGCTGAAGTAGTGTCGATGTCGCTCAATACTCTTGGGTGGTATATTGACTGGCTAGATGAGACGAATCCTGATAAGCAGCAACAACTGATACTCGGCTTCGGAGTGCTCAATGACGGGACGGTCGCGCCGCTTATCGCTTGTGATGACGTGATCGTTATGGCTAGCCAGATAAGCCCGAACTTCGCAATCAACCATGCAGGTCACTATATTACTGGAGGTCCGGCGTTATGTCTATGCCTGTTGCCTTCCAGAGTCCGATCTTCCCGTATGGCGTCACCGTTACGCTCGTCAAGCGTATCCTGGCCGGACAGGACGCTAACGGCAATGACGTGTACACGGAGAAGAACCTTCAGGTTCCCAATACCGTATTCGTGCCGTCTTCTGCCGTAGAGAATCTGGTCTTTCAAGATCAGACGACTACCATGGAGACGTTCTATCTACCCTGGGGCACAGACGTGAATGCGTATGATGCTATTATCTTCCAGGGTATCGAGTACGAGATTCAGGGCGTACCTAGTTTGTGGGTATCTCCGTTCTCTGGGCGTCCTTCCCCGATCCGCGTCAACGCTACTAAGATTTCTGGGGTGTCGATCTTATGGCTACTAGGCGTAGATATCATCCCGATATGGGGCGGAGGGTCGACTTCAA